TGAAGCCTTTGAAAATTCTGTCTTCCTAGACATCAATGTCACACGTTCTAACTCTTCACCTCTTCTACGATTAGCACCTGATAATAAATCAGCTATGCTACCACCAGCAAGTCCACCTATAAGACTACCACCAACACCACCAATAAGAGTACCAACAGGTCCAGCAAAAGAACCAGCAATAGCACCATATTTTGCACCTGCTAATGCACCTGCTAATCCACCACCAGCACCAAGACCTGCCTGTAGTATATTCTGTCCACCTCCTAGTCTACTCGTAAAATCTATTCCAGTTCCTAATATTGCTAACGCACCTACTCGTGGAGTACCTATCCTTGGTTTATTGAAAGGTACAATATTATTCTTAGGTGTTATTCTTGGTGTTATACCAAGACCACCTCCAGTTGGACCTACAGGTGGTCTAGCACCACCACCTCTACCAAATCCGCCACCGCCACGACCACGACCACGTAAAAATCTTAGAAGAAATAAATCTCTTAGAAAACCTAAACCACCCTTTCCCTCGCCTTCTTTTCTCGATGCAGCATCATATGCTTTCTTTCTTTCTTCTACTAACTTCTTTTTCAATGCAAGAGATTGCTTCTCATACATTCTATTCAAAGAAGATCTTTTTCTAATATCATTCAACAAACCATTTGAGGTTTCATTTTGATCTTTTGATATGTTATATAATCGTTCAGTCATATTATGATAACGCAGCGTAACTGTTTAGTGCATATGCAGAATCAAGTTTATCAACAGACCCCTGAAAACGTGTGTTTATTGAAGCAAACTGTTCACCACCAAACTCATCTTCACCCGTAGATGGAGGTGGCATAGGTGTAACTTTACCAGGAATATTAGCAATGATAGGTTGAGCAATCATACTAGATGGTACTTCCCTATCTCTAGGCATAGTAGGAAGTGTTGTCTGTAATTGATTTACTTCTTTGAAAGGATTTATCATATCCCAAAAAGAAGGTTGTTCTACTGGTTTTAATAAGTCTAAGGGTATTGGTTGAGCACCTTTTTCTAACTGATCTCCAGATCCATACTCAGCAAAGAAAGCATTATCTTCTATTCCACCTCTATCAACAACATCATCACCTGACACTTGACCACCAAGAAATTCTGTTCTACCACCAACATGCTTTCTTGCTTCAATTTGCAAATCTTTATTTTTCAATGCAGCTGCAGTTTGCTCAAACAGCGATAGCATCTCTGCTTTAGTTTTAACTTGACCTCTCTTCTCATAGTAAGATAACATTGCTGCTATAGCAGATTGTTTATCTGTGATATCCTTCCATATTTTAGCAGTAGGTTGGAAATCAGAAGAAGTAGGATCCTCAAATGCTGGTTGGTATTGATTATCTCTAGTAATAACTTCAAAAACTGTATCACCATAATCACCAGTATCAGCAAGTCTATTATAAATTGACTGTGCTACATCTGCTCTTGCTTGATCATCTCCTGCTTCTAAAGCAGAAATGGCAGTAAGAGCATTGAAATCTTTACTGTCAGTATCCATCTCCATTACTGGTTGTTTAGGTGCTGGACTCCAAGATAAATTTTCTATAACATTCTCACTAATATTGTTTTCATTTACTATCCTATCAGAAGCTGGAATTATTGTTGAACGTGCCTCAATAAGTTCTTCCTCAGATATTGGAGACATTGCTGCTGGCATTATATTATCTCTTCCACCATTTGCTTCTATTATTGCTTCTATTTCTGCATCTGTTAATTCAGTGCTTGGTGCTTGTTCTTGCTTTTGCTCTTGTTCAGGTGAAATTTGTTTAGGTGTTTCTCGTTTCTCAGTCTCTATATCAGGCATATTACCCACTTTTCCTTGACTCATCAGATTCATTCCCTGTTCTGATACACTTGCACTCTGATTTTGAGATGTGGGTGTGCTACCTACGTCAGTAATAATACCATCAAATCTACCAAGTTGCTGTCTGAATCTTATAGTATCAGATCGATCTATTACATTATTACCCTCAAAATCATCCATCTTATTACCCACTTGCCTTCTACTTGTATTTCCTCCACCACCAAGAGCACCACCAGCTAACAATAATCCACCTAAAGCTGCTAATGCTAGTATACCTTTACCTTTACCTCCCAACATTCCAAGTCCACCAGCAGCCATACCACCACCCATCATACTACCACCCATCATACCACCACCAATGAGACCTTTGGCAGCTAATATTCCAATAACACCAGTGGCAATTTCTGGTAAGAATGAACCTATACCGAGTCCTACACCTTGTATAGCACCTCCAATATCACCTTGAGATAATTCATTTGCTGCTACAGCAAACCCAAAAAGTCCTATTATCTTACGTAGATCAAATAAAGCTGCAGTTTTGAAATCTTCAGTATTCTTTAAATCTTTCTTCAGTAATTTTTGTTCTTCTTTGAAATATTTTGCTCTTTCCCTTATATCTCTTTGTATCTCCTTCTGCATTGCCTCCATATTATTTTGCATCTGTTCCATTTCTAGAACAATTCTACCCAAACCTCTTACAGAAGTATCTTCATCTGGTTGCTGTGCATTTGAAAAATTTATAAATCTCCTCTCAAGACTATCCATCCTACGTTCCAATGGAAGCATGGATGTTTGTGGTTCTACTCGTCTACCAGGAGTTTGCATTTGCTGCTTCTGCGTTTTTCCTTTCTAGTTTTTGTTTTTCTAGAAAATTGATAAGGTAGTTCACGTAAGTTTCCCTTTCCCAAGGGATCATAGATTCAATATCACTCAAACTCCAGTTATGATGCTGCATCAGGGCAAAATTTGCCTCTAGCATTGCATCAATGCTGGTATGATATAGCATTATGCGAAAAAATTTGATAATCCCTCAATTAGTACTTCAGTCTCAACATCTGTATTAGGATTTTTTACATTTGTTTTATACTGTAACTTTGGCATAGTAGCAAAAAATCCTTCAATCTTTTGAAACTGTGCAGAACTCAACTGTTCAATAAAAGATACTAATTCTTTTTTAGTACAATCACTTGAAGACCACGCTTCGTCTGCTGTAAAAATAGTATCAACAGAATCAGCAACTGCCTTGAATGCCTTATCAATTCTTTCATCATCTTTAGTCTGACTAACATTGAAATTAGTGTCTAAAAATGCTTGCATTGATGGATATTTCATTTTGATAGAAATACCACCTCCAAGATCAATAGTATCGTTATGATCGTCAGGAACATGTAGTTTAATGTCCGACATTTTGATATTCAAAGGAACCTTTGTTTCATTATCATCAGTACATGTTGCTAATAATTCAACACTCTCACCAACAGATTTTCCTCTAATATTCAAAAACAAATATTCTAGTTCAAAACTTGGCAGATCATCCACCTTCACGCCACGAGTCAGTACACAGGATTTGAGTACATCTTTAATTGTGGCAGTAATATCTTTTTCATTTCCACTCTCCATAGCAATCAACAATGCCTTTTCCTCTTTTACAAGGAATGGTCTGTATTTGATTGTCTTTGGTGTAGAAATTAGTTTCAGTTCAAACGTAGGTGCTACGACCTTTGGTAATGGCATAATAATTCACTTCAGTGGCTTTATTTATAGGGTTTTAATACATTATACCCCATCATCGAACAGATTCTATTCCAGATAAATCAAAGTCTTGATCATCATAATCTCTACCAGCATTATCTGTTCCTTGAGATGCTCTTGCATCGTTCATAGAATCTGTTCTTCGATTGTTACCTGAATCGGATACTTTGAATGTTTCACCAGCTCTAGAAGTACGATCAATATAATAGTACTCATATTTGAAAGTGACAGATGTTTTTACCAACTCAGACTTTCCATATGCTAATGGTGATGCAACTATATTAGTAGGAAAAAGATTTTCTACGTAGTATGTAATACTACTTGGAAATTGAGGAGAACCTTTTTCTTCCAATCTAGTTTCTTTATTAAGCAAATTTTTACTAAATGAAGTAATCTGCATATTACATTTGTAGAATTCGGGGTACTTCAACCTCCTAAAGGACGCTTTGTCGTTCCTTCTAGTTCTAGTAGAATCTCCGTAACGATTATCCGCTAACCTAGTTGGAGAAATATATTCCATCCAAGCATTAAAGACATCATTAGTATAATAGTCCTGTTGAGAGTACCATGTCAAGGTTATATCAGGATATGACCTATATGTCGCATAATTCTGAACAACACCTTGCCTCAAACCACGTACTTCAGCAGTTTCAATGGTAGATCCTGGTAAAACTGCCTCAGAACAAAATAATGCTAATGCACTTCCTGGACTCGGACCTCTACCACCTTTATCATAAAAAGTATGTTGATTTATAAATCTCGTCAACCCTTTACCAGAAAAGTCTATCCATACATCGTAAATATTATTATACGCTGGAACATTACTACCAAACTTATCTCTGGTAATATATAAATCTTGAGTTGGCAGTATATGTCTTCCCTCTGCAAAGACATTTGGTCTATTTGCCATCTAAATACAGTACGCTACATACTATGTATGTCATATAAAGGCAAGTTTAGACCAAAAAACCGTAAAAAATACAAGGGCAACCCAAGTGATATTGTTTACAGATCACTTTGGGAACTAAAATTTATGAATTATTGCGACAAGAGCAAAGATATCATAACATGGTCATCAGAAGAAATAATAATACCATATAAATCACCAGTTGACAATAAATCACATAGATATTTTCCAGATTTTTATGTCAAGTACAAAGATGCAAGAGGAAAAATACTTGAAAAGGTAATTGAAGTCAAACCTGCTAAAGAAGTAAGAGAACCAAAAATACAAAAAACAAGAACTAAGAAGTATGTTACTGAAGTGATGAAATATGCAGTAAACCATGCAAAATGGGAAGCAGCAGAAGACTTCTGTAAAGACAGAAGATGGGAATTTCAAATACTAACGGAGAAAGAACTTGGAGTATAGAAACTTATTTCCAAAATCAAAGACTGAAGGTTCTCCTATACCTGGACATCTTATGTTATTTCAGTATGGAGCAAAAACTGCTGAAAAACTAAGATTCTACGATAGAAACCCATTATGCTATATTGTAGCAGTTGAAGGTAATAAGTTTTGGGGTGTAAATTTACACTATTATGCACCTGATGACAGAGAAACTATACTAGAATGGTTGGACGAATCAGCAAATCCAGCAGACCTTCCTAGGGGATACCATAAATACCTAAAATCCTATGTAGATACACTATTTTTGGACATATCTATGGAAGAATGGGAAACAGCTCTAAATTTAGGTGTCGAGGAATTCATAAGAGACCTCGGTAGTGTTGAAATAGCTATCAGTAATACGAAGGTCTGGAAATGAGTAATAAACTATCCATACTTAATAATGGTCAGATGTCTAAGACTTTCCGTTATAATATCAATGGGAAACAAGTACTAGAAACACTAGACTTAGACATACAAAATGGCAATTTTGCTAAAACAAAGGATATATTCTTTATCAATCCTGCTGAAGGTAGGACTAAAAAATTACCAATAGATCCTAATAGTGAGTTCGGAAAAGCAGTTCTTGCAGATGAAAGTGGTGCAAGACAAACTTCTTTTTTAAACACTATGGATGCTATATCCACAAAAGCAGGTAATCAAATAGTTCTAAACAGTAGTGTTTATGAAGATGCCTTACGTGAATCTGGCATGTATAATAAATCAAGAGGATTTGAATCTCATATAGGCAGTACATTTCCAAATACAGGAGAAAATGTAGATAATACTGTAGAAGATGATAATAAAAATGAAGATATTCAACCCAAACAAAAAAAGAGATCACCAACTTCTGTAGGACATTACACATATCCAAAATCTCCAGAAATGCATCTGGATCAAGATTATATGTTTATTGAAAAATTTGAATATAAACCACCACAACAGGATTACTTAACTAGTGTAACTGAAGGAAACAAAAGTCCTAAAACATTAAGAGGTCAAGGGAATCAAAATATTAGAGGTAATATGAATAGGAGAGGTGGTAACCTTGATTTTCATAAAGGTACAGGAGGTGAAGTCTCTAAATTAGTTGAAGGAATAGATGCCACCTCAGTTATCAACAAAGGTTTGCACAAAGGTTCTAATATAGGAAAAGAACTTCTAGGAACTGTAAAACTTCCAATTCCAAATGGATTATCAGTAAGTCAAGGAGTAAATTGGGGTGAAG